CGACCATCTTTTGAACGATCCTACACTTAAAGGCGACCCCACAGTCACAGCTATTCGATTTATTAAAAAACGAGCAAAGGCACAACAACAATCATGAAATCATTTAAAGAATTTATTGCAGAAATGAACGATAACGTAGATCCTATGGATGTGAAGAGAGCATACTATAAATTGCTACAACAAAGCAAGGAGGGTAAGCTAAACGATTTTGACCAGAAGAAGCTGGATACGTTGGCTGACCATCCTGATGTCAAGAAGATGATGAAAGACGACGAGAAGAAGTAATGCTATCTTTTAAACAATTTATTGCCGAATCTCAATGGATGTATCATGGAACGAAAAGAGATGACTTAACAAGTCTTTCTCCTAACAGAGACGATTATATGCTAGATCGTGCAATTGGATCTCACTTTGCTGCTGATCGAAGAGTGTCTGATAGATTCTCACAAGATTTATATGGAACTAACAAACAAGCAGAGGGTCAAGGGGCTGTATAGAGAACCAGAGCACCTAAAAGGTCTGAAATGTTTGTTATTCCTCAAAAGAAATATCCTCATGGTGCAATAGCTTCTGACCAAAGCTCTATTGCCGCACACATCGGATCAACAGTTCTATCACACCCTGACAATAAACAAATGTTTGTGGACTGGGTTAAAAATGCCAGGGGGGTTAATGACGAACAAGCACATGCTATCCATGATAGTTTAAGTAAAGGTATAGCCCCTGTTGGTGATCAATTTGGTGGGGGGGCTTCTAGAAACAGTACGTCGTTCTTTTCTTATATGAGAAACTTTGATCCTGGTCTTCATACACAGCCCAGGAAAGGGTTTAAGAGAGAAGTGGTGGATAGATACCTCGGGATCATGAAAGACCGTGGAATTAAAGGTCTGGTCTACAGAAACACATCTCCACGAGAGATGGAAGGAATCCCACAGGATTCTATGAACAAACCAAGACCCAAAGGATTAGCCGGATCAGATAAGTCGTATATCCTCTTTCATCCTGACGAACATGAACATCCACTAGAAAAGACCTAATACTAAAGTATTATGTGGATAAGTGAAGATTTTACTTGACAAGGTTCTGAAAGTGTGTATAATAGATCTGTCTGAATGAAGATATATTACCTTATTATAATATTAGTTTTATAGATCTTATAATCAAACTTCTCTTCATTATAAATCTTTATCCTTTCAACATAATGTAGTAGAGTAAAATTCTTCTTAGACTTCCAAGTTAAATCATCTGCTATATCATATAATGTAGCTTTTGATTTTGTATTTGATTTACGTAATACACGTCCAATAGATTGTAAGTTTTTAATCCTTGATTTAGATGGTGATGAAAAAATAACATTATGAAGATTCTTAATATTAATACCAGTTGAAAATGTTCCTGAGGATGCTACTATTATTGCATTCTTTTCCTCTTCTACACATTTACGTATTCTTTCTCTTTCATCACCATTAATTTCACCTGATATGAAAAATATATTCCTATCAGGTGATAATGTTTTTAAATTATCGTATAATACTTTACCATGTTTATCAACATATTGATATAGTAATAAAGTATTTCCTTCTAATGATAATGTTAAATTAGTAATAAATTTATTACGTTTATTCATTCTAACAAGATAATCTATTTCTTGTTGATAATCCATTTTAGATACTAATTTTTTAACTTCATCTGGATATGTTAATACTATATTTTTGATACTAAAATCTGATAAGTGTTTTTGTTTAATTAATTCAGATGTAGATGTAACTTTATATACTGGTCCAAATAAACCTTCTAAAACTAATTTATTAGTTTGTGTTCCATCCAGAGTCCCTGTAAATCCAAATCTATATTTACAATTATCCATTTTAGTCATAATAGATGTAAGAGATTTAGCTTTAAACAAATGAGCTTCATCACCTATAATAACATTAAATTGATCAAACCATTTTTTAGGTAATTTAAAAATTGATTGCCATGTTGAGATAAAGATTTGTTGTTTGCCAGATTTCTCTTGACCTGAATAGATTCTATGTATATTGTCAGTGTCATCATAACCATATGATAGGAAATCTGATGCCATTTGACTTACAAGAGATGTAGTTGGTACAATCAATAATGTTTTTGTATTATAATATCTAGTTAGTAGATATATAATTAATGATTTACCAGATGCTGTAGGTGATAGAAATAATTTTCTTCTATCACGAATACCATGAACAAAAGCATCAATTTGATAATCTCTAGGTTCTAAAGTTAGATCTATAGTTTTAATAAAATCTTTAGCTTCTTTAACTGAAAATTCAGAAGATGAAAAATCAGACAAATATTTAATATTATAATTTCTTTGTTTACAAAATGATTCTATATAATGAATAAGACCTCCATATAACAAACCAGTCATAAGATTAAGAAGTCTTATTTTTCCATTCCATACTTTATTTCTATAGGCAGGACTAAATTTAGCACCAGGAACATCAAAAGTAAAATAATCTGATAACTCCATCATTAAAGATGGATCAGATGTTACTTTAATATATGTTTCATTTATTTTTTCTATATAATATATATCCATTATCCACCCATAGTAAATTTTTGCCATTCAATAGCTGAATTAATTAAATAACTTCTTTTCATGATTGAATCAATTATAGAATCTAATGTTGTAACTTTTTCTTCTTGTAAACCTATACGTAAAGATAAAGTAGTCATTTCTCTATCAGCATCCATATAAAGAGGAACATCAGATTTAAGAATTAATCCTTTAGCAGGTAATTCCCATCCTTTTTTAACAGTTTCTTCTGATGGTCCTTGAGTATAAAATTCATGTTTTTGTAATTTTAATGATTTATAATCTTCTTTATATTTTCTTAAAAGAAGTCTTTCTTTAACTAAAATTTGATAATATTTGTGATGTAATTTTGGTATCTTTAATGATTCTGTAGTAAGGTCTGTAGGATCTATATTGACATCTTCTTTCCAATGGTTTAGTATCTCTTCAATATCCATTATATCCTCTTATATGATTATTATCAATATATAAGATAATAGATATTAATCTTTATGTCAAGTTATATTTTGTCTATTGTGAAATACGAATATTTAAATGTAGATGTTGCTGTTAAATAATTTACATTTTCATCAGTTGTGAAAAATGATATTTGAGATAATGAAATAGGAAATGCATCTACATATACTACTTCATAGTTAGGCATCTTAGTGCTAGTCATAGGAAGTAAACTAACATCAGAATATATACCATCACCTGTATATGATGGTTTCTCTGCAATTTCTCTATATTGCTCAAATTCTTGAGGTTTACCTAAAGCAGTTATCCAATTTCTTATTTCTAAATAATTTTTTAAATCTTCATCTACCTTAAATTCTATTTGTAATGGAGAAAAAGTTATATGTTCACCAGGATATGGAACAGTTACAAATGGATTAGAGGTAGTTACTTCTTTTAAATCTATAGAAGGTATATTTACCTTTTGTAAAAAGAAATTTACATGAGGTGATTTTTTAATTCTAAATTCAAAATTTAGAGGAGAAAGAAAGTTTCTATTCGTTGGTGTATTATCTATAGCAGACATTAATCTTTCCTTCTTAATCTAAATCTAGAAGATTCATTTTCATCACTAAAGTTTTTATGAAAATCATCACCAGTATGTAATTTTATAGGTTTATCATCATCGTCATGATGTGTTACAGTATTACCTCTATTAATTAATTCTTTCCATACTCCTGCTCCACCACCATGTATTTGTTTATTATCACTGTTTATACGCCCAGATAATACTCTATCAGAAAATATAGTTGGTTCATGATGTTGATTTATATGTTCATAAAAATCTGGTGCTTTTATAGTAGATCCTTTTCTACCTAATAATCCTGATATATTATAAGCACCTCCTGATCTTTCGCCAGTAACAAACATATCTATATCTTTTGTTTTTTTATTTTGAGCTATATATTCATGCTCACCAAACATATTCTCACGTCTATGAATATCATGTGTAGATGTAGAACTAATAGGTTTTAATCCTTTAATATCTTTTTTAATGTCTCTATTGCTTTTATCAGATATATCATCTCTAGGCACTTTTTGTGCTAAAGCAGGCATTTCTTTTAAAAATAATTTAAAGTTTAAC